TAACATCGTATTTCTTTAACTGTTCAAAAGCATAGGCTTGTTGCTCTGTTATTCTAACTTTATGAATCTTAGTCTTTTGCATCGTTTTGTGTGCCTTTTAGTTGGTCTTAGCGAGTAGTTATAAAACATTGCCCTTATAAACGGTTTCCCACCACCATTGGTCAAAGTCCTTTTCATCAAGCTCTCGTGCTTTCATTCTGATTTCGTCTGAATCGGGCAACGATTTTATAACAGCACCTATGCGTAATTGCTCTTTCTCGGTTTCATTCCAAACTTTCAATAATGCTTGTTGTACACTTACACTTTCAGGGTAAGCTGTTTCTTGTTGTATTTCTTTAATTCTGTCTGTATTCATTTGTATTTCAATTTAAGTTTCGTTTTAATTTACCGCAACTACGCATAGCTGCAATCCGTTAGTGGCAACCGCCCTAGATTGTAGATAAAAATTCTTTAACATACTTTTTACCGTTTAAATCTTCAATAGCATACTTTGATGACAAACTTTTTTTAGCATTTGTATTAATGCATCCTAAACATTTATTATCTAAAATAATAAGCCAATAAAAATCGTGTGTTATAGTTTCTGTTATTTTATCTCCCATTGTGTACCATCCATTACCCTCACATATTTTTTCTGTATAACTATTTTTAAATGAATATGTAGGCACTTTTACAAGTTTGCAATCTATTGTGGTATCGTCTTTTTTATTCGTGATTTTAAAGGTTTTATTTTCAAAATCTGCAAATCCGTGTCTTGAACGAAATTCATTTGAATATACTATGCGTGGTATGCCACTAACACGTGCTATACTCAATGCCTCGTTTTCGGTATCATCAAAATTTGTTTTCATAAGTTCTTTTATTTTAAGTTAGAATAATTCGTTTTCATAAATCGGCACTAAGTATAGCACCATACGTTACCACTCATTTTGTTCTTCCATCGTCACAAAGTAATGCTAATATGGTAGCTAATACAGGAGCTAGTAAAAAAAACCACAAGCTTTTATCTAGTAAATAGAAAAATATTATTACTAAAAATAGTGCTAAAAATCCTTTCATATATGTTTTTTTATTTCATTAATAATTAAATCAATTGACTCACTTAATTTTTTAGGCTTTATCATTTTATCATATTTGCCTTTCCGCCATTTATTATGATTCTCTAAATTTTTTATTGCTTTTTTTATATTCATTTTTTCTAATATTATTTAATTTAAGTATTCAAAACGTGTGGTAACAGCACCTAATAAACAGGCGGACATCTACTAAGTTTTCACCGCCCGATTTATTAGCTGCAAACCGTTAAAAAGGCAAATCATCACTAATATTATTTATTTTAACATTTGGCTCCGTAGTCGTTGGTTTAACAAAAGGCTCTTGAAACGATGCACTGAAATACTTTGTGCCTTTAGCAGATTCCTTAAACCATAATGATATTTCCATTTCTTTGTCGTTTACTTTTACAGTGCCCCTATAATCCGGCTGAGTTTCTTTTGTTTTGTTGTTTTTGAAGATTGCCCCTGAGTTGTTTTTTGTTTCCATTTTTATTTGTTTTTTAGTTGTTAATGTTTATTATCGTTGTATTTACGTTTAGCAGATTGTAACTGCATAGCTTGACCATCATTTAGCATCCTATAAAACGAAGTATCATAATAGCCAGCTAATCTAATGGCATCCTTAATCAAAAAGCCTTGCATAATGTAGTTGATAACCTCATCCAATTTATGCTGAATTTCGTTTGCTTTTAAGGCTTCATATTGAGCGTTCTTTGGCGGTTGCGTTCCAAGTAGTTCGTGCGTGTTATACATCCATTCCGTAAACAATAGGCACTCGCTACCTAGCTTGTCCTCGATTAGTTTGTCCTCAATGCTTTGCAATGTACGTAACTTAGTAGTTACATTTGCGCTTTTAAATTCCTGATATGCTTCTTTCATGTTTAGCTTTTAAGTAGTTAATGTATAATTCAAAATTAAAGTTATCCCACCATTCGGTTTTGATTATTGTTGCGACTTCCATTCTTTGTAAATTGTTTTAGTGATTGATAAAACTCCGAGAATTAGCGTTAGTTCGATTAGTAAGTGTATCATTTTATTAGTTTTGGGTTTAAGGTTTCTAAATAATTTTCAATAAGATTTTTAAAGTTTGTTTTTTTCTTGACTGCATGAATTGTTAGCCTTTCTACACACTCATGGCTTAAGTCTATTAATTTTCGTTTTCTTTTCATACTGCAAATATATATTAGATATATGTAACTACCAAATATATTATTGATTATTTACATAACTATTTGATAATTAACTAATTAAAATTATAACCACAGCAGTATTTTATCTGCATTCAGCTAACAATAGCTATCTTAATTAGAAGATGTGGTATTTTTAATACTTTCTAAAAAAGTAATATAATTTTTGTCAAAGGTTTCGTACTTTAAAACAGCATAAACAAATGATCCATCTGATAAATAAACCTTAGTACATTCGGTTGGATTGTAGTCATTATCAAATATAGTATATTCCCTGTATGAAGTAATCCATAAATCTTCAATACATATAGTTAAAGTAAATTTATGCCAGTATGAAAATACTTTAATTGACATTATATTTTCAGAGTCAAAGGATTGAACTTCGTGGGTATCGTATATTTTAAATTCAAACAAATTCATTCTAATAGATTTTACCTTTAACTATTTTCTTATTCTCTAAAACGTATTCGCCAGTTGATATGTTTAAATCAACGTAGGCAAAACCCAAATTCCATTTATTGATGGGCATAAACATTGGATTCATTTCGCATAAACAACCTTGTGAATGTACGTTAATTAGTTTATTATTCATTGTCGGCTCTGAATGTGAACTTGTGCGGTGATAGTGACCGACTAGCGTATCTTCCATTGTTTTAGTAAATGTAGCACGTGCCGGATTAACCCCACCCATTCCCATTAATTCATGACCATGTAGTACTGTTAATTTACCTAAAATTATTGGTCTTTTATCTTTAATAATTTCTATTTTTAGTTCACCAAGTTTTAATAAAACTTCTAATTGAAAATCATTTACATCAAATATTTCGGGTGCTTTGTTATATAAAAACTTTTCCCATCTTTCCTCATGGTTTCCTAGCTTCCATACTATTTTGGTTTTAGGAAAATGTAAACGTAATGACTTTAAAAATACTCGTACAGCTTCAAACTCTTCAGCAATACTTCTTGCTCTCCAATCACGCTCATGACGGCTGATGTTTGCTTGGTCCATAACGTCCCCGTTTAAAATGATGCAATCAACTTTTTTCTCTTTGCCATAGTCTAAAGCTAATGTTATAGCTTCATTATTTTGATACGGAAAATGTAGATCACTTATAATTAAAATGCGGCTTTGTTTAATTTCATACGGTGTAAAATCATTGGCATAGCTTTGTGGAAGCAAATAATCATTTGAAGTCCTTGCAGGTCTAAATAATGATTTATCATTTACCTCTTTATTTTTTACACTTCCATTGTTACCAGTAACGTATCGAATCATAGTGCGGATATTTTCAACATTATCAAACTCCAACGGATGCTCTTTTAGTATCTTATTTGCTAATGTATAATTAGAAGTATTTGGAAACTTTTTAATATATTCCCTGACAATCTTTTGTTTTATCGTTGGTTTATTTCCCGCCATAATTTTACAAATGTAGTGAATTGTTGTTTATTATAAACATAATTATAATATTTGATGATAATATAACACAAAATTATAATACTTTTGTTAAATGAAAATACATATTAAGGCACTATCTATAAACGAAGCGTATAAAGGCAGACGTTTTAGAACTAAAAAATATGACGATTATATTAAAAAAATGCTTATTTTATTGCCTGAAGTTGATGTAATCCCCGAAAACAATATACGTTTAAAGATTGAATTCGGCTTTAGTTCAGCAGCCAGTGATATTGACAATGGCTTAAAATGCTTTATTGATTGTTTACAGAAAAAATACGACTTTAACGATAAAAACATTATTGAGTTATTTGTTAGAAAAACCAAAGTAACCAAAGGTTTTGAGTATATTATTTTCAATTTTTATTAAAATAAATTTTTTTATTCGGAATTAATTTTGTATTTTTGCAGAACGCTAGGGCATTAGCAAATAAAAAAAATTAACATTAAACCTATTAGTTAGTAGTCATGCCCGACGAAAGCTGATAGGTTTTTTTATTTAATATGAAATCACTCAATGAAGCGTTAAAGGAATTTAACAAAACAAATCCAGTACTTAAACCGAGATTATGCCTAAATGAAAATACAGGAATGTATTTAGTTACCTTAGGATTCTCAGCGCAATATTGCACATCACAAAATTTAAAAGTTATATTATGATACAAAAAGTTAAAATTTTAAAAGATTACTCAACATTTGAATTAGAAAATGAAATTAATAATTTTATAGAAAAATTTGATTGCAATGCTATTGTTAGTATTAAGTATTCAACAACTCTAGATTTTAATAATAGAATAATGTATTCGTGTTTAATATCTTATTTGGTGAAATAATGGCAGAAAATAAAAAATCATTCGTTCTTTATTGTGATTTAATACACACTATTGAAAAATTGCCTGATGATAAAGCTGGATTGTTATTAAAACATTTATTTAGATATGTAAATGATAAAGATCCAATAACAGATGACTTAATTGTTGAGATTGCATTTGAACCAATTAAGCATCAACTTAAAAGAGATTTATCAAAATGGGATGATAAAATTGATAGATTAACTGAACAAGGGCGTTTAGGTGGAATTAAAAGCGGTGAAGCAAGGGCTTTAAAAAGAAAGCAAAACGAAGCAAAAGCTTCAAAAAATGAAGCAAACGAACCTGTTAATGTAAATGTAAATGTAAATGTAAATGATACTGTAAATGTAAATGATATTAATAATATAAATAATTGGTTTTTAGATTTTGAAAATGGTAATCAAATAATTGAAATTGCAAGGATAAATAATTTAACTGTTGATTTTGTTAAAAATAAATTATTAGAATTTAGAGCAAAAGCAGAACTAGAATACCCAAATTATAATAAATTTGTAAGCCATTTTAAAAATTGGTTAAATAAAAATAAAGTAAATATGGATAAAAAAGAATATAAACTATATTGCGCTAATGGTCCAGTTTATTTTACTTTAACTGAAGATGAATTAATAGAAATGAAAAAATCAGGTTACTATAAAGAAGAACACGAAATATAATGGCAGATTTAAAAGTAATTAACCTAGCGGATAAAAAAGAATATATTATTGATGTTCAAAAGAACGGAGAAAATAAAATGGTTTGCCCCGAATGCTCAGCATTAAGACAAAAGAAAACTGATAAATGTTTTTCTTTTAATTTATCAAAAGGGGCTGGCAGATGCAACCACTGCAATATAGTTTTAATTGAAAATAAACCATTTGAAGCTAAATTTGTGAAAATTGATTATAAACGTCCAATAATTAAAAAAGTAAGTAGTTACACTGATAATTGTTTAAAGTTTTTTAGCAGTCGTTTAATTAGTGAAAAAACACTATTAGAGTTACAAGTTACCGAAAGTAATGAGTGGATGCCTAAAAGTAATGCAATTATACCAACTATTCAATTTAACTACTTCCGTAATGGTGAAATAATAAATATTAAAAGTAGAGGTAAAAATAAAGATTTTAAACTTTATAAAGATGCTGAATTAATATTTTACAACCTAGATGCAACTATTGATAATGAAACTATTATAATAGTTGAGGGTGAAATGGATTGCTTAGCTTTATACGAATGTGGTTTTAAAAATGTTATTTCAGTTCCAAATGGTGCCGGCTTAGGTAAAATTAACTTTGACTATTTAGATAATTGCATTGATTCATTTAGCGAAAATACAAAGTTTATTTTAGCTTTAGATAATGACAAAGCTGGCTTAAATCTGCAGAATGAAATTGCTAGACGTTTAGGTTTTGAGAATTGCACAAAGGTATTATTTAAAGACTGCAAAGATGCTAATGAATGCCTGATTAAATATGGCATGAAAGTAACTATTGATTGTTTTAAAGATGCAAAAGAATTCCCAATAGTTGGTGTATTTACTGCCAGTGATATTGAAAGGGATATTTACGATTATTACAATAATGGTTTACCTAGTGGCTGCGGTATAGGTATGGCTGAAATGGATATGCATTTAAAATTTCAAGAAGGGTATCTTACAACTATAACAGGAATACCAGGTCATGGTAAATCAGAGTTTTTAGATTTTTTATTATGCAGACTAAATATTTCACATGGATGGAAAACTGCTTTATACTCACCCGAAAACCACCCTTTAGAATTACATTTTAGTAAGTTTGCTGAAAAAATGATAGGTAAACCATTTGAGGGTTATAATAAATTAAGCCCTTTAGATTTAAAAGAAATGATTAATTACCATGCAAACAATTTCTTTTTTATAAATCCCGAAAGTGATTTTACTTTGGATAATATTTTGGATGCAGTTAGGCAATTAGTTCGTAAAAAAGGAGTTAAGGCTTTTGTTATTGATGCATGGAATAAAATAGATCATAAATATACAACTAATGAAACTCAGTATATTTCACAGCAATTAGATAAAATTACAATATTCTGCGAAAAAAATAAAGTACATTGCTTTCTAGTTGCTCACCCGACTAAAATACAAAAAGACAAAGTAACTGGTAAATATGAAATACCTAATCTTTATTCAATCAGTGGCTCTGCTAACTTTTACAATAAGACAGCAAACGGCATAACTGTTTATCGTGATTATCAAACTAACATAACTGAAATATACGTGCAGAAAGTTAAATTTAAACATTGGGGACAAGTTGGATGTGTTCAGTTTGCGTGGGACAAATCAAATGGTAGATATTATAAAGGAACTCCAAACAATGATAACTGGCTTACTTATACCGAACAAAAACCAATTGAAAATAATACTAATTTTTTAAATGACATAATAATTAATAATTTAGATAATCCATTTTAATTTTATTTTAATACATTTGTAAATCAATAAACAGCAACTCATAATTATTGCAGCAAGTAGCCGAATGTTAAAAGGCTTAACTGCAAAGCTATGCAATCACCGTGACATTCAACATGATCTATTCCAAGAATTCCTGCTATACCTTTGTGAGAAGCCTGAAGAATTTTTGATTGACAAAGTAAATAACGGGTATTTTATTGGTTATTGTTGTTGGTTAATTAAAGGTATAAATTTAGATAGGCATCGTGCAAACAAACTAATCAATACTAAAAATCCTTTAGTTGAAAGGCATAATGATATTGAGTTTAATTTTGATATGTCAGAGGAATGTTATAATTTTGAAATCGATATGAAGTTTGAAAGGACTGTTAAATTTGCCAGGGAGCAACCGATTAAAGCTGAAATACTATTTAAGTCGGTAGTTACATCAACAAGGCAGATAGCTAGTGAACTTGGAGTTAATCAAAGGAAATTGATATACGAGAATAATAAATTTAAAAAAGAAATAAAAAATAACGTAAAATGAATGAAACTTTAATCAAACACAAAGATTTTATATATGCAGTTGCATATGATTTAATCAGTCCTAACAAGTCAAACGATATTGTAAAGGAAGTATTGGAAGCCTATAACTCTATTGATGCAACTGCTGAGGTGCTATCCGAATGTGCAACTTGTCAAAACATTTACAAAGATACTTTTAAAGTTATATTAGCGTATCTTAATCAAAGTGAGGAAGTTAAACCTAAAAGTAAAAAGTAATGCCATTTAAAGCGAAATATACATTTGATTACGAAACTGAGCCTACTCCAAAGGAACGCTTACGAGTTGGTAAAGAATGCGAAAAGAACTTAAAGCTAAATGTTAAAAAATATAAACCTTTAGAAAGACAGATTTTATATACTAAAAATATATTAATGATTTCAATTACATACGATGGAATACATATCAATGAGGGCATTACCGCACCGACCATTCAGGATTAACTATTTTAATTCGGCAATATTAAAAAAGACTTTTATTTATATAATGAACTGATGCAGGACGAATACGAACACATAAATTTTTGGAATGATGGCAAAGCATAAATATATTGAAACGCCTGAAGTAATGGCACAATTATTTGAGGACTATAAAAACGAGTGCAAAACAAATCCACGTAAAAAACACGTATTTGTCGGTAAAGACGGTACAAGTGATTATGAGTTATTAGAACGACCTTTAACAATAGAAGGGTTTAGAGTTTATTGTTATGATAAAATAGGATGTGTTAAGCAATATTTTGATAATCCTGATAAAAGATATAACGAATATATTACTATCTGTTCGCACATAAGGGAAGTTATAAGACGTGACCAAATAGAAGGAGGTATGGTAGGGCAATACAATCCAAGTATCACACAGCGTTTAAATGGCTTAAAAGAAAGTATTGAGCAAACTAATATTGAGCAACCCTTATTCCCTAAAGATTAATGTTTAAACGTACCACTGCCATAAATAAAATGATGGCTATGACTAAGCGAAAGCGAGTTATACAAGGCGGTACAAGTTCGGGAAAAACTTATGGCATAATTCCAATACTGATTAATTATGCAACCGAAAATCCACGTCAAAGAATTACAATAGTAGCTGAATCAATACCAGCTGTTAAAGATGGAGCGGTTAAAATATTTAAAGATATAATGTTTGAAACTAACCGATGGATTGAAAGCCATTGGATAGGTAACCCGATGGAATACACTTTTGGTAATGGTACAATAATTCAATTTAAATCTTTTGATAGTGTAGGTAAAGCAAAAGCAAGTGGTAAACGTGATGTGTTATTTTTGAATGAAGCTAATCATATTAGTTTTGAGATAGCGGATGCCTTAATGATACGTTCAAAGCAAACGTGGATTGACTTTAACCCCGATAACGAATTTTGGGCGCATACCGAAGTAATGCCAGAACACAATGCCGAATTTCTTTTATTGACTTACAAAGATAATGAAGCCATACCACCCGAAACATTAGAAGACTTACAAATAAAAATAGAGAAAGCCAAAACGTCCGACTATTGGAAAAATTGGTGTCGTGTTTATGTGGACGGTGAAATCGGCTCATTACAAGGCACAGTATTTGAAAATTGGACACAATGCGATGTAATACCAAACGAAGCTGAATTTATAGCATATGGAATGGACTTTGGTTTTACAAATGATCCAAGTACATTAATTGCAGTTTACCGATACGATGGTGAACTT